GCCTCAACGCCCTGCGCGACCACAAGGGCATGACCATCGTCCAGCTCGCGCACACCGACATCAAGCGCTTTGACAGCCCCGAGCACGACCCCTACGACCGCTACACCATCAAGCTGCACGCCCGCGCCGCTGCCTTGGTGCAAGAGCACTCGGACATCGTGCTGTTTGCCAACTACCGGATTTCCACCGTCAAGGCCGACGTTGGCTTCAACAAAAAGGTTAGCCGCGCCGTGGGCTCGGGCGAGCGGGTGATCCACACCACCGAGCGCCCGGCCTTCTTGGCCAAGAACCGCTACGGCCTGCCCGACACCTTGCCGCTGGACTGGACTGCCTTTGCCCAGGCCATGCCCGAAACCATCCAACCCTTGCTGCGTGCGGCCTAAGCCCACACCCCGAACCCGAACCCGAATCCGAACTGGAGCACTTTCATGGCTATTTTTACCCAGACCTTTGATGCCAACACCGTCGAGCCCAGCAGCTTTGATGTCTTTCCCGCTGGCAAGTACCATGCGCAAATCGTCGCCAGCGAGATGCGCCCGACCAAGGACGGTCGCGGCCAGTACCTCTTTCTGGAACTCGACATCTTGGAGGGGCCGTTTGCCGGTCGCAAGCTGTTTGACCGCCTCAACCTGGTCAACGACAACCCCGACACGGTAGACATCGCCACCCGCACGCTGTCGTCCATCTGCCGCGCCACCGGCCAGATGCAGGTCAAGGACTCCGAGCAGCTGCACCTGATCCCGCTGATCGCGGATGTGCGGGTGCGCCCACCCAAGGGCCAGTACGGCGAGTCGAACTCGATTCGCTACTTGCCAAGGAACGCGGCCGCACCGGCTGCGGCCGCCCGGGCACCCGCCGCCTATGCCGGTGCGCCAGCAACCGCGACTGCACCCAAAATGGCACCCACGGCGCAACCGGCTCGGCCTGCCACTCCATCTGCTCCGGTCGTAGGCGGTTTGCCCTGGCAGCGCCAAGCGTAAGGAGACGACTGCCATGACCGAACTCCAACCGCACTCGGCCACGGCAGCGCTGCCCGACACCCCCGAAGGGTGCCGGGCACGGCTGGCCACACTGCACAGCGAGACCGCAGCGATCCGCGTGCAGATTGCCACCGCCGACCTGCGCCGCCAAGCCCACAAGCAAGCGCTCGACGCCCAATGGTTTCACCGCGCCAAGACCGCGCTGCGCCTCAAAAAGGAGGAGGTTGCACGCCTCTCGGCCCGCCTGATCGAGCTGACTTCCAAAGCCGGCCCGTCGCGCAAATCGGCCCGCGAGCAGTTCAAAGACGCCCTGATCGAGGCCATGCGCGCCGAGTGCGACGACGCACGCTGGAACGCGCTGCTCGCGCGCGCCCGTTTGCTGCACGAGCAGCAAGAGGTGAGCCATGGCTGAGCTGCCCACCCAGACCTGCGCGACCCGCGACGCCATCTTCGCGGTCTATGAAGCCCAGGCCGACGACGGCTTGCGCCCTCACCTTGGGGCCTCCTTGATCGGCAAGGAGTGCGAGCGCGCCCTGTGGTTTGACTTTCGCTGGGCCACGGTGCGCCGCCACCCCGGGCGCCTCCTGCGCCTGTTTGAGACCGGCCAGCTGGAAGAAGCCCGGCTGGTGCGCAATCTGCGCAGCATTGGTGCCACGGTGCTGGAGGTCGATCCCGAGACCGGGCGGCAGATCCGGGTGCAAGCCCATGGCGGCCACTTTGGTGGCTCCCTCGACGGCATCGCGCTGGGTCTGCCCGAAGCCCCAAAAACCTGGCATGTGCTGGAGTTCAAGACCCACTCGGCCAAGAGCTTCAACGACCTGGCCGCCAAGGGCGTGCGCGGCTCCAAGCCGCAGCACTTGGCCCAGATGCAGACCTATATGCACCTGACCGGTTTGACCCGGGCCATGTACCTGGCGGTGTGCAAGGACACCGACGAGATCTACGTCGAGCGCATCGAGCACGATGCCGCTTACGCCCAGGGGCTGCTCGACAAGGCGCAGCGGGTGATCTTTGCCATGCTGGCGCCCGAGCGCATCAGCGCCGACCCGGCCTGGTACCAGTGTCGGCTGTGCGATCACGCGCCGCTGTGCCGTGGGCAGACGGCGGCGCAAGTGAACTGCCGCACCTGTCTGCACTCCACGCCGGTCGAGGGCGGCTGGCACTGCAGCTTGCACCGGAGCCCTTTGAGCCAAGCGGATCAGCGCGCTGCGTGCGCGCAGCACCTGTATCTGCCGGCGCTGGTGCCGGGCGAGCAGATCGACGCCGGCGACGGCTGGGTGGAGTACCTGTTTGGTGCGGGGCTGCGCTGGCGCGATACGGGCTTTGACAAGGTGGGCGCTGTAGGCGCGGCGGTGGAGGGCACGCCATGCAACTGAGCCTGCGCAATTACCAATCTGCCGCCATTGAGGCGATCTACGCCTATTACGGGCGCGCCAAGGGTGATGTTTGCATCGTCATCCCGACCGCTGGGGGCAAATCCCTGGTTATGGCGAGCTTTGTCGAAGGGGTGCTCAAGGCCTGGCCGGAGCAGCGCATCCTGATCGTGACCCATGTGCGCGAGCTCATCGAGCAAAACCATGCAGAACTCAAACGCCTGTGGCCCCAGGCTCCGGCTGGCATCTACTCGGCTGGCCTGAAGCAGCGCGATCTGGGCGCCCGCATCCTGTTTGCCGGCATCCAGTCGATTCACCGCCGTGTGCGGGAAGTGGGCCACTGCGACCTGGTGCTGATCGACGAGGCGCACCTGATCCCGCGCGCCTCGAACACCATGTACCGGCGTTTCCTCGATGGCTTGAAGCGCCAGAGCCCGCTCTTGAAGGTGATCGGCTTTACCGCCACGCCGTACCGGCTCGATTCGGGTCGGCTGCATGAGGGCCAGGACGCGATCTTTAGCGACATCGCCTTCGAGGTCTCGGTGCGCGAGCTCATCGATGCCGGCTACCTGGCACCGCTGGTCTCCAAGCGCATGGCGACCCTGCTCGATGTCAGCGGCGTCGGCACCCGTGCCGGCGAGTTCATTGCCAAGGAGCTCGAGGCCGCCATCGACCAGGACGCGATCACCGCCTCGGCCGTGCAAGAAATCCTCGCCTACGGGCACGAGCGCAAGAGCTGGCTGGTATTTTGCGCCGGGGTTGGGCACGCCTTGCATGTGCGCGACGCCTTGCGAGCCCAAGGCATCGCTTGCGCGACCATCGTCGGTGACACGCCCAGCGCCGAGCGCGAGGCCCTCATCGAGGCCTTCAAGGCCGGCCAGATCCGGTGTCTGACCAATGCCAATGTGCTCAGCACCGGCTTCAACGCGCCGGGCGTGGATCTGATCGCCATGCTGCGCCCGACCCAGTCGGCTGGGCTGTACGTGCAGATTGTCGGGCGCGGCTGCCGCCTGGCCCCAGGCAAGACCAACTGTCTGGTGCTGGACTTTGCCGGCAACATCGCCCGCCACGGCCCCATCGACGCCATCCGCCCCAAGCGGCCCGGCAAGGGCGAAGGCGAGGCGCCGGTCAAGGACTGCCCATCGTGTCACAGCATCGTGCATGCGTCGGTGCGCACCTGCCCAGACTGCGGCCATGTGTTTGCACCGTCGGTGCCCGTGCTCGAAGCCAAGGCCAGCACGCTCGATGTGGTGAGCAACCCGCATCCGCGCTGGATCGAGGTCAGCCGGGTGAGCTATGCCCGGCACGACAAACCCGGCAAGCCGCCGTCCTTGCGGGTGGATTACTGGAGCGGGCTGACGCACCACAGCGAGTGGGTGTGTCTGGAGCACCCGGGCTATGCGCGCCAAAAGGCGCAGGCCTGGTGGATGCGTCGCGCACCGGGTCTGCCCATGCCGGCCAAGGTCGAGCAAGCCTTGCAGCAAGCGGCTCGGCTCCAGTGCCCAGCCCAGATCGCCGTGCGCGCCCAGGGCCGCTACACCCAAGTCGTCGGGGTGCGCTTTGACCTAGGGAGGCAGTCGTGATCGATCCCAATCCACACGAGCTCAATGCGCTGGCTGCGGCCAGTGCCCAAGGCGGCGCCTACATCGAGTCGCTGGCCAAGACCGATCTGGCCCAGTTCACTGCCCAGGAGTGGGCCACGCTGGTTGAGGTGATCGTCAGCGCCTTTCAAGACCATCTGTGTCAAGCCTATGCCAACGATCCGCCGTTCTGAGGAGCCTGCCATGACGACACCGAACTACATGGCGCAACTGGGTGCGACCCTGGTGGAGCGGGGCTTTGCGATCCTGCCGATCCAGCCGCGCAGCAAAAAACCCGGCATGTACCGCCAAGGCGCCTGGCACGACTACCCCAAGTGGAGCCGCCACTGCGAGCGCGCCACCACCGAGCACGAGATCGACATCTGGGGCGACTGGCCCGAGTCGGGCATTGGCATTGCCGCTGGTCGGCTGATCGGCATCGACATCGATGTGCTCGATGGCGAGATTGCCGCCAAGATCGAGGGCCTGGCCAAGCGGCTGCTGGGCGAGACGCCGGCGGTGCGCATCGGGCGCGCGCCCAAGCGCTTGCTGGTCTATCGCGCCGCGCAGCCCTTTGCCGGTTTCAAGTACCCGCCCATCGAGGTGCTGGGCCAGGGCCAGCAGTTCATCGCCTACGGCATCCACCCGGACACCGGGCAAGCCTATGACTGGCCGGTAGAGAGCTTGGCCGACTTGAACGCCCACGATTTGCCGGCCATCACCGAGGCGCAGGCACGCGGGTTTGCCCAAGAAGCCTACCTGCTGATCCCGCCCGCCTTGCGCCCCAAGAGCCTGAGCCTCGGGCAGCGGGCGCTGGGCGAGCGCACCAACCTGCCCGAGCAACGCGGCACCTGCGCGGCGGTCGAGGATGCGCTCAGCTACATTGTCAATGCCGATCTGGACTACGACAGTTGGGTGCGCATCGGCATGGCGATCAAGGGCGCGCTGGGCGCTGTCGGCTGGCCGCTGTTTGAGCGCTGGTCGGCGAGCTCGAAGAAGTTCGAGCCCAAGGCCACCGCCCAGGCCTGGCGCAGCTTTGCGCCGCAGCGCATCGGCGCGGGCACGCTCTACAAGCTGGCGCTGGACAACGGCTGGCATCCGGCGGCCGATTTGCAGCTCAATGGCGAGCTCGTCGCAGACGGGGTGCATCCGGCTCAGGGACTGCTCGATGGCCTGCTCGAGCGCAGCGAGCCGCAGGCCTGCCGGCCCCCGCCGGCCACAGCGCTGCCGCTGGGCTGGGATGCGCTCGACGGTGTGCTGGGCGAGATGATGCAGCTGATGATCACAACCGCCAAGCGCCCACAGCCGGTGCTCGCCTTGGGGGCCAGCCTGTGCGCAGTCGGCGCGCTGATGGGGCGCAAGTACCGCACGGCGAGCAACATCCGCTCCAACCTGTACGTGGTGGGCATTGCCGAGAGTGGTGCTGGCAAGAACCACAGCCGGGTGGTGATCAACGAGTTGTTGCGCCGGGCCAACTTGCTGCAGTACCTGGGTGGCAACAAGATCGCCTCGGGCTCGGGGCTCTTGACCGCCATCCAGCGCCAGCCCGCCATCTTGTTCCAGATCGACGAGTTCGGCATGTTTCTGGCCGCTGCGGCGGATCGCAAGCGCTCGCCGCGCTACGTGAGCGAGATTTTGGACCTGATGACCGAGCTCTACACCACCTCGGGCACGACCTACTTTGGCGTCGAGTACGCCAGCGCCCAGCACAACGATGCGCACCGGGCGATTCACCAGCCTTGCGCCTGCATTTACGGCAGCACCACGCCGCTGCACTTTTGGCAGGCGCTGCAGGCGGCCAACGTGGCCGACGGGTCGCTGGCGCGGTTTCTGATTCTGGAGAGCGAGGAGGACTTCCCGGACAGCAACGAGGTGTTTGGCGTGATCGAGCCGCCGCAGGCCTTGATCGACACGCTGACCCTGATTCACGAAGGCGGCGGCCAACTCAGCGGCAATCTGGCCCACGTTGGTGCCGTCGATGAGGTGCTGGTCGAGCCGCAGGTGGTGCCAATGACGCCGCCGGCCCAGGCGGTGTTTCGGGCGCTGGATCAGACTTTGCTGCAGGAGTTGCGCCGGGCGCGTGGTTCGGGGCTGTCCTCGATTCTGGCGCGCATCGAAGAGAACGCCACCAAGCTCGCCTTAATCCGCGCGGTCTCGCGCGACCCGGTCAAGCCGCAGATCGAGGCGGCAGATGCGGCCTGGGGTGCCATGCTTGCGCGCCATTGCGCCGAGCTCACCATCCGCGAGGTCGCCGCCCGCGTTTCAGAAAACCCGACCGAGTCCAACCACAAGCGCTCGCTCAAGATCTTGCAAGACGCAGGCACCCACGGGATGAGCAAGCGCGACTTCACGCGCCGCACCCAGTTCATGGAGTTGCACCAGCGCGACAGCGTGCTCAAGACCTTGGTCGATGCCGGCTTCGTGGCCGTCGAGCAGCGGCTGACCAAGGGGCGCACGGCGCAGTGGATTCGCTGCACCGGTAGCGAGGAGCCGAGGTCGTGACCGCCGCACAGCAACGATGCGTCAATGTGCCGCAGTGGGCGGGTGGGCGCCAAGAATTTCTCAAGCTATTGATAGGAAACGAAAAACAGCATCCATGGCGGCAACCGGCTGGCTTTGTGTCAATGCGTCAATGCGTCAAGGCCAGATACTTACATACACCCATCCTGATACATACCCGTTCATGCACGGCTCGCGCGCGTGCGCGTGCGCTGTATACCTATAGAAAATCAAAAAAGTATCTTAGATTGACGTATTGAAGAATGAACTATCTATCTCTTTAAAGGGGGGTCTTGGATTGACGGATGACGAATGACGCAAGCTCAGGATGCCTTGCCCAAGCGTCGGTCAGACCCGTGCCTGCCCACTGGCGGCACCGGCACAGCACCGGCGCAGCACCTATCTCACCCGCACCTCATTCTTGTATGACATGAGGGAGCCTCACCGAGACCCTGACCCGGCTGGTGACCGCGCTCCTCCAAGTCGCTAACGCGTTCCTTGGAGGATCAACTGTGATCGAAAGCATCAAAACCTTATTGGCGAGCTCAGTCTCGCTGCCGGCAAATTTGCCACAGCCGCCCCGCTCGGCGCTGCCACCCAGCGTCCGGGCCTGTCTAGGCAGGCCAAGCACGCTGGCGCTGGACTTGGGCTCGCGCTGTGGCTGGGCCGTGGGCAAAGCGGGTCAGGTGTGCGCTGGCCAGGTCTGTTCAGGAGTGTGGGACATTGCCCCACGCCGGGGCGAATCGCCGGGTATGCGCTACCTGCGCCTGCGCGCGCAGTTGCAGAGCGTGCGCGCCGCCTATCCCGATCTGGCGGCTGTGTTCTACGAGCAGGCGCACCACCGGGGCGCAGCCGCCACCGAGTACGCCGTGGGCTGCGTGGCCACGGTGCAGGCTTGGTGTGCCGAGCACGGCCTTGAGCACAGCGCCGTGCACAGCGCGACAATCAAAAAACACGCCACGGGCAAGGGCCATGCCAGCAAGGCCGAGATGATCGCGGCCATGCGTGCAGCGGGTTTCAAGCCCAGCGACGACAACGAAGCGGATGCCTTGGCCTTGCTGGCTTGGGCGCTGGATCAAGGGGGTGTGCAATGAACCCGAGCACCTTGATTGCCGTCACCGTGGGCGAAATCGGCGGGCAGGCCACCCAACTCGTGGATGCTCGGCTGCTGCATGACTTCCTGGGGGTGGGCAAAGACTTCACGAACTGGATCAAGTTGCGCATCCGTCAGTACGGTTTTGAGCAAAATCAGGACTACCTGCTCGCCCAAACGGGCGAGCAGCTCCCTTCCGGTACGAAGTGGCGCTCGGACTACCTCCTGACCCTCGACATGGCCAAGGAGCTCGCCATGGTCGAGCGCACGCCCAAGGGTCGGCAGGCGCGCCGTTACTTCATCGAGTGCGAGAAAGCACTGCACGCCCGCAAGCAGGCAGCGGTGCCAGCACCGAAGCCTGAGTATCCGCTGGCGATCAATCTGCGCACGGCCAACGTGCAGGCCATCAGCCGCCAGGCGCAAGCCGATGTCGCCGGTGAGAACGCACAGCGCTTTCATGCCCGGCGCGAAGAACTGTTGCGCCTGCAGCGCTATGTGCGCCTCTACGGCTGCCTGCCGCCCAAGACACAGACCGTGGGAGGTGTGTGATGGCTTCGGTCAATCAATCCTCCGACGCGTTCGAGGCTAAGCATCGCTGGTGCCCCCCGAAACCCCTGGTCGGCCTGCAGCCCATCGAGCGCATGTTGAACCGCCACACCTTCGCCCGCTGCCCCGAGTCGCGGCTGGCCGTGGCCGTCATCGTGCGTGCCATCGGCGACTGCCTGTGCCCGACCAATCGTCGCGAACGGCGCCAAGCCAGGCGCTTCATCCTCGGCCCCGATCTCGACCTGTGGTGCGACCGCGTCGCGCTCAACCCGGACTTCGTGCGCTTTGTCGCCAAAAAGGCTGGCTATCTCGCCGACGAGAAACAGCACTGGCAACGCGTAGCCAAGAAGGCATCTGCCGCAAATCAATTTCTCGATCCAACCCCTGCGGCTGCGCCTACCCCGGCCGCCGGACAGCAAGGAGCCGCGCAATGAATCACTCCAATATCTCCATCCCCTGCGCCCTCGGGCGTCTGGCCCCACAGTCGCCGGCCAACAGCGACGAACTGCGCGCCATGCGCGCCGCCGTCTGGCACCGGCAAGGCATCGTCGTCGTGCCCCTGACCGAGATCCACG